ATCACGCTCGGACTGGTCCAGGTAGATGAAGTTGGTCCACAACACGTACTGCAACTTGGCGTAAGACACAGCCGGGCTGATGTTCGTCGAGCTGCTGGTCGCAGTGTTGTTCAGATTGGCCGACCAGGTGATCCGCAGCTCAATGTCGTGGTACTGAAGAGCCACCAGAGGCAGGGCCGACTGCCAGTCCTTGCAGAAGAAAAACTTGAGAGCCTGGAACGTGTTCACGTTCGAGCCTGGGGTGATGCTCCCGTTCACGTACGGGCTCAACAGACGCTGGTTGGTGTTCACAGCGCCGACGACCGGCTCGATGTTATTCATCCACTGGCTATCCTGCATGTCAATCACCTGACCGCCGATCAGCAGCTCAACCTTGTCGATGATGTTGGACGTCCAGTTCAGGTTGGGCACCATGGCACCGGAAGCGTCACGAGCCGTCAGGTAGACGTACGAGAGCAGGTCACCCTTCTTCTCGAAACGAATTGTCGAAATACCACCTGCGGATGGGCTGCCGCTGATGAGCTGACGCTCGACCGAGTTGGCAAAGTGAGTGTAGCGCTTGTACGACGAACGATAAAACGAAACTTCGGGCTTACCGGTCAGGTAAGCGTCCTGAGCACCAATGGCGACGAGCTGTACAATACCACCGCTCATTTATTCATGGTTGGTATTTTTTTTACGACGCATAGTCAGCAAAAGCGGGCTGGGCCAAGGGATTCTTTGCCCGGATAGTTTTGGCCAGAGTCAAATCGGACTTGATTTCGTTCCCCTTGAAAACATTCAGTTTGTCGTACTGGGGTGGCATGTACACGTAGTTCTTCGAGGCGTCCGCCGGACGTAACGGCAAAGGACCAGCCTCGAGGCGCGTCGTCGTATTTGCGCCGAGCTGACCGACCGGGTCGGCACGAACGTTCATACGACCGGCATTCGCGGCCCGATCAGGATTGACGCGATTCTCTGACCAGCGCGTCATGCCGTTGTTCAGCAACGTGCTGTCGTACGCCTGACCGACAAAGTAGGCCGGTGTGCCGTTGCCGAGCGTGTCATCACGGTAACCAGTCTCCTGGCGATTCGTTGTCCGGCGCGTCTTCTGAAAGTCTGGACGACCCTCTGGTGCCGTGAGGGCACCACCCTGGCCCTGGCCTCGGTTCTGGGTCGGCTGACGGTTCCACGCCTTGGTCGGCTTGGCGTGCTTGGTAATCTCCCCCATGGTGGTCCCGCCGTTCTTCACGACCGAATTTGCTGGACCGCCCCAGTTGCCCGGCAGGTTGTGCAGACGCTCCTCATTCATGTTGTTCGGCATGACACGGAAGAACTGCTGGAACCCACCAGAGGCGGGGACGTCGGGATCGAGGCCGAGACCGCGACCGACGTTCAGTTTCTCACCTGGGTTCAGGTTGTTCATTTTGTTCGACGTGGTTTCGCGAGCCGTCAGGTCATACACTGGTTGACCGAACGGAAACCGGTGACCGTCCTTGGTCCAAGCGTCACCGAGGTTTCCGGTAATCTCCTTGGGCGGCAAGTACGCATCACCAATGCGACGACCAAATGACGGGTTGATGGGCCGCAGACCAAAAGCGTCGGCACGCATTCCTGGAGCACCGGACATCAGATCCGTGTCGAGCGTCGTGATTGGCTGTTGGGGCATCGTCGCGGCATCCATTTCGGGTGGTACCTCCTTGGCGTCACTGTTTCGTTTTCCGACAAAAACGAGACCGACGACGGCAGCGAGGGACAGCAAGTCCATATCTATTACTTTACATTTATAAAAATTCGGGCCTACTTCTTGCCGTAGCGCTGAGCAAAAGAGTCCGTCTGGTACATCGCATACGTGCTGACCGGATCGTTCAGCTGGACGCGAATGTCATTCTCGACATTGTACAACTTGGGAAAGTCGTAGGGCTTCATGTCCGTGTACTTGTTGTGCTGCGTCGTGGTCTGGGAGCGCAGGGCGTCGTCGATCATCACCATGTCGACATAGTTGGTATTTTTGGGGCCGACCCAAATACCATCCTCGAGTACAAGTTCACCAGTCTGAAGCCGAGGCATTCTTTAATTGTACACGACTTTTTTTTAAAAGCCGCCGCCGCCCGTGCCACCACCGTACCCGCCACCGTTACCGGCGCGCATCTGGACACGCTCTGGGAAGGTTGAGAACGGGTTGCCCTCTGGGTCGCACGCCCCCGGGGTGTCGCGACACTGGGGCTCAAACGGCCGCCCGTACGCCGCCTGAGCAAACATCGTCTGGTCGTTGGGAATCACGGAACTGGCTGTCGTGTAAAAGTTGCGCTCGGCGTCCCGAGTCCGTTCAAATGGGTGAATGTGTGACCACTGGTTCTCAACCTCAGTCTTGACAGACGGGTACCACGCGGCACTTGGTCTCGTCGGCTCGTCGCCGATGAGCATGTTGGCCATGGGGTTGTTCAGTGTCGGCATGGTGATGCCGTCGACGTTCGGCGCCATAAAAACAGCCCGAGCGCCGTCCGGAATCATGTTGTTGTAGTAGAGTCCATAAAGAATTGCAAGCACGAGAGCACCGAGCGCGAGCACCCGGCCGTCCCGGCGAATCAACAGTACAATCGCTGTAGCGTACACGATGAATCGAGTCGTCGCCTCGACACGTTCCTTGGCCGTCTGACGCGAGCTGGGCCAAAAATCGAGCAACGCTTCACGACGAAACACATCATCCATTACTCTTTGTGAGAGAACTTTTTCGGAGGCACAAGCGACAGTGGGCCGTCACCCTGGCCCATGAGCGAAGACATGAGACCAGACATATTCTCCATGAGCATCTTCTCGTCAAACTGACCTGAACCATTCTCGGTCATTTGGGTCGCACACTTCTGGGCAACCGACTCAATCATGGACAGCGTCTCGGCCGGCAGGGCCGAAATGGTCGTGCCGAGGATATACAGCGTCTGCAGGTACTGCCAGATGGCACCCTTGGTGCTATCAGAAAGCTCATCATTCCAGATGGACGTAATGTCCAGCTTCTTCAGAAATGGAATCGTGTCAGCGTGCTCCTGAAAAAACTTTTCGTCGCGCTGCATGACGCTATTGGCATACGGCGTAATCGACTCCATGAAGTTGTTCATCGGAGAACGAGGAGCCGTCTTACGGAGCAACTTGAACTGGGACTGAAACTTACCGAACGACTTGGTGTCCGGGAATGTCAGTACGAGTTCATCGAGAAACTGTTGCATCATGTCATTGAATGCGGAGATGGTGGTCGCCATTTATATTTGTGCACATTTTTACTTTAAGTTCTTACGGGCCCGAAATTTCTTCAACCACCGGGTTGCAATCCGCTGGGCCATCAACTGACGTTCGCGCGCAATGTCGGCGTTCGAACGGTGATATCTTTTGGCCTCGGCCGTCAAACGACCAGTTGACCGGTATCTGTTATTACGACCTGGTTGGTTCGCCGTAAACATCCATGCTCTTTCGTATGGGCGTATATTTCTCATATGATTCATATATCCACGGAATGGATGCTGGCTCACGTAAATGGTGGGCGCAGGTGCGAGGCCCATAGGTGGCTTGGGTTGAAGTCCTTTTCGGTAGGCAGCGCGTCTGATGCTTGCATAGTTGGTATTCATGAGAAACTTTTTATTGTTGTTTGAAAGAGTCTGGCCTCTGTAGTTGGTTCTCAGTTGGGCCACGAGTGGGCCACGGCGGGCGAGCGTCGCAGCCGTGCGTTCTTTCATGAGAGTCTTGGCTTTCCGAATCTTATTTCTTATAATTGGACGGACGAGGTTCCGCAGTTTGGGACTCACTTTCATGAGCGCTTCAAGATTCGAGATGTTCATCTGGCGAAGCATGTTCGTCTCGTACAACACATTTTCGAGAGACGCCGAGGCTGAGGCTGGTCTCTTTCCTTTGCGCTCATAGTTTGCACGTGCTTTTTCATAAGCATTATTATTTGGAAAGTTCCCACGGTTTGGTGAAGGCATTTTTAGTATTATTCAATATTTTAGTATGGGTCGGTCGAGATGGTCTCTTTGGACGCACCGCCGCGCGATACGATAATGTACACAAGTACGGCGACGAGAAATGCAGGTTTGAAGTATGCAGAGTTTGGAAGCTTTTCCTTATTCATTGTTGCCCGGACATGTATATATGCCAGAGTTGCTGCTCCGGCGATGAGTGCTGCACTGGACGGTTCACGAAAGTAATGATCCATTTACTTTTACCATTACTTTTTCTCCGGCGCATCGTCGAACAATGTTTCTTCATGGATCTTTGGAGTGCCTGGTGTGTTCACCGGAACTGACTTGACTTCTTCGGTCATTGGAGTTTCACCTGGAGAGGTTGCATTTTCGACCGCCTGGTCGAGCGCTGAAGGCTCCTCCTCACCGACTGGCTCCGTTTCGGGGGTCGTGAGTGGTTCAGGCTCTGGCTCTGGCTCAGACTCCAAAACTGCTGTTTCTATTTCAGACGGTCCGTTCATATCAAGTTCACCACTTGTGAATGACGGAATGTACGTGTCCAAAATTTGTTGAATGGGCACAAAGTCCTCGACAACATCACGGACTGCTTTCGTGATTCGAGCGTGAATATTTGCCCGGCGGGCAATATCCGTAATGTCTTCAACCATCACGTATGGATCTTCATATAGACTGGCAGCCGTGGCCATGTAGCACGAATGAACAAACACGTCGTTCGTCGGCAACTTGATGTTTAATTTTTTGGAATCATTTGTGATGCGCACTGCCGACATGATCTTCACGAGAATCACAAAGACTGCCGCGAGCAGGTTTGGGAACATCGAACACGATTTGATAATTGCATCCGTGTGCTGCTTCACGATGGTATTGTTCCAATTTTTTACTTCTTGCAAAAGTGCCTGATACTGAAGAAGCACTTTACGCCCCTGTGAAGTCTTTTTTGCCTCCTGGAAGAGATCATAAAAGGCGTCAATCATTATTGGTGCAATTACGCTCGTCAGTTTGGTCATGTATTTACGTTCGGCTTCAACCAGAACGTCCATGTACTGTTGGGTGTGTTTATTTTCATACCACATTCACCGCGGCGTGGGCTTTCTTACGGGCGGCATTCACCGCGGCGTTCGTCACTGACGTGTTGTTTTTGATATATTTGCGAGCGATTGATGTGTAATTTTGGACTGCTTTGTTTGCAGCATTAAGGCGCGACCTTCTGGCGTTGCGTGATGCCTGAGCTGCAGCGGCCCTCAACTTGTTAACTTTCATGGGTGTACGATTGACTGGCTTTTTGGGCGACATCAACGTATTGACGAGATTTTTGAGCGAGTTTTTCATTTATGTTTACTACGAATTTTTTGTGCCGTCTTGGCCAAGTTGGCCAGGGTCGGAAGCTGTTGCTGTTCCTCGTGTGAATGGTCGATGATGACCGGTCCTGAGGTTGGGGGTCTTTTCCATGTCACGTGGATAACGTGAGGCATGACGCGTCTGGTTGAATATCCAAGTTTGTCGAGTTGACGTTGAAGGTATGTTGTCGCCCGAATGACATCGTATGCAGGAAATCCAATCATAAAACGCGGTGTTGTCAACATGACTTCATGGTTTCCGAGTACGGCGCCATTCGAGATTTTTCTCGAAAACTGTTCAAGAATGGCGCGATACG